ATATAGTCTGTTTTATTTCTATTGATCACAGAAGTCTTATCATTTGATATTTTCCACTTTACTCCAGTACTTTTATTACTATTTATAGAAGAATTATTTTTATGTAATGTACTGCTAATAACTAATGTAGTTAATATTGTAGTTATTTTATTTTTTTTCATTATATATATATATATATAATCCTAAAATTTAATTTCTATAAATAATCCGGTATTTAAATGCCATACTTTTGAAGACTACAAATTGTAGCAAACTTCTTAAAGGAAGTGTTATGATCCCTCAACACTAATATTTATTAATATGACAAACAAATCTAAAAATAAAAGGTTTTAATATGAGTTCTATCAGATTCAAATCTAAAATCGTTATTATATCCAGGTAGGGAATCGATGATACGTTTCTTTAATGAGAATGAAGTAGAACCAATTCCTGGTAAAACTAATTCTACACCTGTATTATAGTTATATTTACCCACTCCATTTGTGTCGGTTTTGAAATGTGCTACACGAAGTCCCAAAAAAGGTGCTTCATATGAAATACCTACCATTTGGCTATTAGTAATGCCAGTAGAAGTTGTCTTATCATAAGCACCAAAAAGATGAATTGAATCATTTAATACATAGCTACCATAAATATTTTTTGTTTTTTTTTGTCCTTCATCACTATATTTAAATTCTACAAAATCATTGGATGAATGATTATAGCCTATACTAGTTTCACTCTTTACAATTTTAGATTTTTCTGGTTTATACTGAACTTCATTATTAATAAAATAGTTATTATATGAAAAATTTATAGAGCCTGCTATGTCAGAATATGACTTTCGAGTTTCATAGTTGGTGTTTATGGTGGCACTTACTACTTCGTCGTCCGTAAAAAAACTTTGCGCAAATTTTACATTTAACAAATCATTATCCTCTTTGTCACTATTAATACCTTTATAGCTAGACTCTAAGCTAAGTGTAATATCATTTGCGTTTGTTATCCTGTCTAATCCGGTGTATCTTTCTCCAGATTTGAGATCTAAAAATGTTATTATATCGTCATATTTATCGGTAGTATCAAATATTGGAATATTTCCCTGCTCCTTTCTCGCCCGATAATTATATGAAATTATAGGCGTTATTCGGTGATTAATTTTATTACCAAACAACTCTATATTTTTATTAATTGTAAAATCCATATCAATTCCTGTCCCATAGATTATGCGATTAATATTTGTGTTATTTTTTAGGGAATAATTAGTAAGTAAAATATTCGCGTTTGGTGTAATCACAGGAAATTTACTATACAAATCCTTAGAAATACTTATATTTCCGTGAGATCTTGTTCCTGTTGTTTTTGATACAGTATCATGTGCAAATTTAGTCATGTCAATATCTATTTTTAGTGGTATTTTAGAATCAGTAAAATTTTTAGAAATAGAGATTTCTCCTTCTCTTGTATATCCGGGATCACCAGCATTAACAATCTGTTGATTTTCACTTAATAATGTTGTAAATAGTGAATTTTTAGTATCTTTATAATCTAATTTTACATGAGAAGAGAGGGTTTCTAAGCCAGCACCAGCACCAGCAAGGACTTCCTTAAAATAATTAATGTCCGATACACGATAATATTGGGTACTTAACTTTGTTTTTTCAGATATATCTTGGTCATATGACATATTAAATAACCATCTACTTAAATTAGTAGTGCTTTCTTTATATATATAATGAGATTCTATTTCCAATAATGAATTTGTATAGTCTGTTGTAATATTTGACTTATGATATTTTCCTTGATATAATAAATTATCCTCCCCTTGAGACCTATATGTTAATGCCAGGTCTATATTAGTTATCGGACTAGGTTTAAATGAAAATGGGATTGTTAACCCATAGTTCTTTTCAGTTGCATCTTGGTATACGTGGAAGATGGGAAGGTTTAAATATGGTATTCCTATATTCAATGGGTTAGTAGGTGGATTAGCGGTTTCGTCTTTTACTGAAATGTTAATATTAGAGGTTGGATTTAATTTCATATATATATATATATTTTTATTTCATATATATATGAAATAAAAATTCAAACCCTATATTATTAATTTTTGTAATCAATTCATAATTTATATTAAATGCCAGCATTTTTGAACAAACTAAATTATAAAATTCCATTAATTTTTTATGGTCTATTTGTTTTTTGTATTATGTTTATACTCAATAAATCATCGACTTTGATTGTGTAAAAAATATGTACATTTATATTATAGAAAAGTAATACATAATATCCATAAAATAAATATACAAACAGATAATTTAAGTAATAGTTATAATTTTGGGGTAAAAACTGTTTGGTTATTAAAAGTGATAATGAATTGATTACAAAAATTGATAATAATAAATTCCCAATATGTATTGAAAATCTAGCGGATTTATTAGAAATAGAACCGAAAAGTTTACTTAAAATAAATAAATGCAATCATATATTTCATATAAATTGTATTTATCCGCTATTTAATAAACATAATAGAAAAATAGATTGTCCACTTTATTGTCAAATTATTAATATAATTAATAATGTATATTGATAAATACTGTTTTTATTTTTTTTCCCATATACTCCAGTGGCAGTGAGTTTTCATTTCAGATTATTAATTAATAGTAGTAAATAAATATTTTCCAATATTTTTATAATAAATTTGGAAAATATTATAACTAAAAAGTTATATAACGATTATATTTAGAAGTATCAACTATTTTCGTCGTTTCAATATGCTGAGTATATTCTCGTTGTACCCATATAACTAATTGTTCGTTTGTTTTTGTCTTATTATTTTTTACCAAATGATCAATAGATGGTATATATTCAGAACATTTAGCCATTTTCCAAGAATGTGATTCAGAACATATTTTATGACATGATAAGGGTAGATAATTAAATATAGTCATTTTTTGACAGATTGGTTCTGTCAACTTATTTGATAAATAACTTGATTTTGTTGGACATCTTGCAGAGCATGATATTTTATTAGTATTTAAATTTAAGTTTAATCTATTTATTTTATTTAATACATCTACATTTGGTATATCATTTATAAATTCGTATGTTCCATCAAAAATAGAATTTAGTAGATTTATATCTACACGCATTTCAGGATCGTCGACAATCATTATATTTATTATAAAATCAAAAAATGAAAACTCCTTATTATTAATCAATTTACATAACTTGGATTTTATAGGTAAAAATTTAAGTCGTTCTTCTATAAATTTTAATGGTAAATATTTATTATAATGCTCCCATAAATCTGGGTCTTGATATGGGGTAAATCCATGAAACATTTCATAAATAGTAATTCCAAGAGAAAAAATATCAGTTTTTTGGGAAAATGTCAAATCTTCTAACTCATCGTCAGTAAATATTTTTTTATAGGGACTGTGTCTTAATAATTCAGGTGCCATATAAATGATTGTCCCTGGTACTGCTAATGTTTTATCGTTATAATTAACACACTCATTTGTTTCGTATTTACCACACGACATTCCAAAATCAATATATTTAATATGTGGAACTGTAATAGTATCATTTTCGTAATAAACCTCGTTTAAATCTAGTAAAATATTATCAGGTTTAATATCTCTATGAACTATATTATTATCATGTAAATATTTCAATCCTTTTATCATTTGTTCGATAATTTTAATCGAAACATTGGTTATATTTTGTTTATCTAATCTAAACTTTAATCTCATGGTGAGTATAAATTTAGACAATGATATATTATTTATATATTCCATTATAATAACAATATGAGTATCCACATTTAAAATATCATATGTTTTAACAACAAATTTACATTTATTATTTATTTTTTTAATATTTTTTATTTCTTTTTTTAATGCGGAATTTTGCCAAGTATTTCCTTTTGGTGGTTTCATAAATTTAACCGAAAAAAATGGAGAGTTATTATTATTTTCAATAATGTGTGGATTTTCCTCCTCATTTAATAGTTTACATACCCATACAACTCCTTGTCCACCTTCCCCTATATTTTCTATTAATTTAAATGTATAATTCCCTGTTTTAATATTTATATTTTCTTCTAATATTATTTTTTCTGAAATTATTTCAGAAAATTCTTTAGTAACCGCTACTGAAACTTCTTCATTCGCAGAGATAGGTGTTTGTGTGAATCTTCCTGTTTTTCTAGAGCCTTTAGGAGTAGATGTATCGGGTATAATTATTGGAACTGGTGTTTTCGTGAATCTTCCTATTTTTTGAGAGTCATTAGGAGTTGCTACTTGTATATTTTGTGGAGCATCTTCTGGTGGAGATGGTGATACGGTAAATCTGCCTTTCTTTTGAGAACTCTTGGGTCCCACGACTGGTATATTTTGAGGAGCATCTTCAGGAGGAGATGGCGATACGGTAAATCTGCCTTTCTTTTGAGAACTCTTGGGTTCTACTACTGGTATATTTTGAGGTGCATCTTCCGGGGGATATTGTGCCACGGTAAATCTGCCTTTCTTTTGAGAACTCTTAGGTTCTACTACTGGTATATTTTGAGGTGCATCTTCCAGTGGATACTGTGCCACGGTAAATCTGCCTTTCTTTTGAGAACTCTTAGGTGCTTTGGAAATATTAATATGATCATTATTATGTTTCCCTCCTATATAATTATTAATAAGTCTCTTTCCTTTATTACTATAGATAGAATATTTGTTTCCATATGTATCTTTAATATATTCATACATTAATAATATATAGATATATTTTATTTCATAATTATTTAAATATATTATTTATGAAATAAAATATATATATATATATATGTTTGATAAAATTGTAAATCCATTAACAAATAAAAAAATAAAACTTAATTCAATAGCTGGAAAAAAAATACTTAAAAATTATATAGATTTATTAAATACTAAATCAAATAGAATTAATTTAAAAGGAGGGGCACATAAGTTGTTCCCAGATGATAAACTAGATGTAGAAGAAGATCCTGATTGGGTCCCTCCTATACCAAACCACTACCCTATACATGGTTTTAGTCATCCATATATAAAAAAACATATTCATATTATTGGTGCTGGACCTGTTGGTTTGTATACTGCGTATAAAATACTAAATAAACATTATAATATAGCTCTAGTAGAGGGTAGAAAAGTTGGAATACAAGGCCCGCATCCAAACTATGTCTCGCCAAGAATTAGTATATGGGAAAAACGGGAGAGCGAACAGGCTGCTTTGACACGCGAAAATGTTATGTTTTTAATGCCAACCAATCCTGCGTTGAGTGATATTACTTTAAAGGATGCGTTTATTAAAAATGGGATGTGTCAAGTTGCTGCGCAGCCGTGGATTGTACAAGGTGCGGTGTGTTCTAGCCCTCAACTATATGTACAGCCTCCATCTACTGGAGGATACACAATGCCTATAAATAAAATACAAAAAGCTCTATTCGAATTGTTAAAATTTCCAGCATGGAAATCAAATATAGAGTTTATATATGGACATTCACTTACTAAAGAAAATGTTGGACAAAATAATATTATTATTGATAGTAGTGGAGGAAGAAGCCAACTGGTTTCTTTAGGCGAAGAAGCAGTCCTTGGTACCAAATGGGGAAAGAATGATTATTGTGTTCGTAATTTTATGACAGAAAAACCAGATGCTTATGGAATGACAATAAATATACCTTGTAGTGCTATTGCTCCTGTTCCACGCCGCGGATTGTACAAACAAGAAGTTGCAGTATTCAGGCAGAATACATTTAGAATGTTGCCATCATATACTGTTTATGGGGATACTGCATCCTGTGATAAATTTAGTTATTATATAGGTTTTAATTTGACGGAGGAAGAATATAAAACGATTCCATCCAATCGATCAAAAAACTATAATATGAGTAATTTATCTATAAACCTTTATCGAAAAATTATAGCTACATTAGACACGAACGGATTTGATACCAGAAATATGAAAGGGTCTGAATTTGATCCTAATTTTAGGAAAACTTTAGAAAATGTACCTGTGGCTGCTTTCCCAATAACTGTAGGTTATAAAAACGATGTATATTATAAAGATGTACAAAATAATACAACATATTTTATTGTTGGTGATTCGGTTCTTAATGTTCATTTTTTTGCTGGAACAGGGATTAATGCGGGTATGAGAATGGCATCAGTTCTTGTTGATAATTTAGTAGTTGATCAAAATATAAGTAATGCCGTCGAGGACCAACATAACCAACTTTATCAAAATAATATACGTACTATATCAAAAGCAGCAGTATTTAATTCTTGTGGAGTGCTAGATTGGGGGAAAGTGCCTGACGCAAGTGTTTGTAAAAGACAAACTCAACGAAACCAGAATTGTAGTGTAGAAAACGCTTATTAATGTATTGTCTAGATACGACTAATATAAATTTAACTACTATATTATTTTTCTAATAATATTATTAAAAACATAGACCAAATGGCTTAAAAATAAATAATCCTATAATACTTAAAATAATTCCAGTGTAAAATATAGTACGTCTCTTATCTCCAGAGTCCTTTTTAATTTTAATCAAATCAGGATAATTTTTAAGGGCATCATTAAAGGGTGTTCCATATCGTTTGGTTAATACCATATAGAATATACACGCCATAATATATATAGTTGCGATATATGCTAATAAAGTAGATACTTCACAAATTTTCATTATATATATAATGTAGAAAATAAATTTGAAACTTTAATATTATTATTTTTTCAAATTTAAAATGAACTCATTTGGTGATATCAATTTAAATCTAGAAGAATCTGATTTAGAAGATATTTTTAAAGAGAAAAACTCTTATACGGAAATCGAATTAGATGTTATTAAACAAATTATCATAGAACTTGGAAGTTTTGAGTACAAAACCAGGAAAGACTATTCTAAAAAAATGAATGCGGTTTTAAAACCCTATAAAGGACAACTATCTAAGTTCCCAAGTAAGATAGAATTAAATATTATGTATCGTAAACTTAAACTATCTAAATTAATAACACCTAATATTTCATTAGAAAAGTTTATGAAAAGAAAGTTTGGGCGAAGTGGTTCGGGCGAACTTCCAGTAACTGTTTTTACGAGTCCTTCTAATTTTGATTGTCCAGAAGATTGTCATTATTGTCCAGATGAGAAAGAAGCACAGGAATTTATAAATGAAAAAACGGGTAAGAAATACATTAAAAAGGTTAGAATTCAACCAAGATCATATTTAAGTACTGAACCTGGATGTATGCGAGCCGCGAGGGATAAATTCCACCCAATAACACAAACCTATGATAGAATCCATTGTTAGAGATTATGGGACACGAGCCCGACAAAATTAGATTTATTGTTCTTGGCGGAACCTATTGTTATTATCCAATGGATTATAGAATATGGTTTATGACTTGTCTGTATTATGCTTGTAATACGTATAGTGATTGGTCTACAAGACGAGAAATGAAAACATTGGACGAGGAGATGTTACAGAATAGAGTGTCGGGTGTTCGGGTAGTTGGTATAACGGCCGAAACAAGACCAGACCATTGCTCTCTGGATGATTGTGCTCATTTTATGTCTTGTGGAATTACAACAGTACAACTTGGTATTCAACAAGTCGACGACGCAATATTAAAAGGTATCAACCGTAGATGTACTGTAGAGCAAATAAAGGAGGGAACAAAACGAATTTTAGACTGTGGAATTAAACTAGATACCCATTATATGTTTGATCTTCCTGGTCCAGGAAAATTATGTCGTCTATCCCCCGAAGATGATAGAAATATGGTCGATTTGATAACTGAAGATGAGGATTTTGCGGTAGCGGATCAATGGAAACTTTACCCTTGTTCCACTACACCTCATACACGAATATTAGTTTGGTATAATAATATGAGAGATTTTATAACTGCGCTAAAAGAAAAGATAAATATTATTCGTCTACAAAGAACTTGGAGAAAAAATAAGAATAAAATATATAGTGGCCCAGTGGGAGGAGCTCCCCTAGACCTGAGTAAAAAGAAATATTTACCATATGCTGAAATCGATGATGGTTCTTACCTTGTAGATACATTAATCTACGCAAAACAAAAAGTTCATAAAGACACTCGTCTAAATAGAGTTATTCGAGATATTCCAGAAATCAGTATAGTGGGAGGAAATAAGATTACAAATCTAAGACAACATATTTTAACAAAGATTGAAAAGGAAGGTCTTAAGAAATGTGAATGTATACGATGTAGGGAAATACAGGGTGGAGCATTTAATATTGATGATCTTACGCTCGACGTTTATACCAGACATAAGGCCGGGTCAGATGATCATTTTATATCTTTTGAGGATTCCGATGGGAAAATTTACGGGTTAGCCAGACTCCGATTCCTGAACGAGACCTCAGATTGTTTACCACTTCTTGAGAACAGTGCTATTATAAGAGAAGTTCACGTGTATGGAGCCACAGTAAAGACAAATTTTAGCGATCCAACGAAACCACAACATTCTGGATTAGGAACAAAACTTGTGAAGAAATGTGAAGAAATGGCTAAAGCAGCTGGATATAATAAAATTTTTATAACATCTGGAGAAGGTGTTATAAACTATTATAAAGATAAGTTGGGATATAGTGTAGTATATGGTGACTACAATGGAATAAAATATCATTATATGATGAAATCTTTAGAAACCGAGGCCCGGGAACCCTGTTCATCTTGTTGGCATAAATCACTCGGGTATATTGTAATGGGATTATGTGTAGGTGTATACAGTAATATTTTCCTAAATTTAGAATATAAACTGTATGTAATAATTATGTTTAGTTTACTTCTGTATGGATTAATTTTAAATATGTTTAACTACACACTTGAATATATATAATGGTTAACTTCTTATAATTATATTACCTGTATATTTTATATTATTTTTTTTAATTTTACACGTTGTGACATGATTGGTATATGGTTTTGTTTTAGTATTTTGTGTAAGTGTCCAATACACCTTTTTACAATAGTGACACCTTAATATTAGTTCTGGGGTATCTGTAACCTTTTTTAAAAACCATTCATAATGTTTAATACTATCTGGTTGACAATTAGGTCCAGGCTTTTTAATATAAAATCCATTAATGAAGTTATAATTGTCCTGATTCATTAAATAGTTTGTTAGTCTAATAACTTTAAATAAAAATAAACTATTATGATGTTTCGCATTATTAAAATACTATGAACTGAATTATATTAATCTAGAAGTAGAAACGCAATATCTACTATAATTCAGATTATATAATAGGTAATAAAATTATAAGGAAGTGCAATATGTCTACGTTTAATTTATATATAACTTAAGGCGGATTTATCTTTATATATAGTTTTATATTTGATATTTCCCCAGGTGTTAACCAAGTTCTATATTTACCACAAAAACAACGTCTAATGATTTCTTGATGTGAATGTTCATATTGATTACTATTATCCCCATTATCACCATCACCATCACCATTATCATTATCATCACTATCATATGTATAACAAGTAGAACATTCATCAATTGGTATATCCATAACAGATCCATTACAATAAATTTCATCCGCAACCGTAGTAATTTCAGTACCCTACGCATCAAAAAAATCAGAGAATTGAACTAATGGTATACTATGGATATCAGCAGTATCTTTCACCGGGATATTTACATAACCTCCACCATTATAAGTAGCCTTAACAAAAATATTTGAAGAATCAGTTAGAGTAACTTTAACTATACAATTAGAAGCACAGTCAAATTGTTCATGATCACCACACGAATTACAACAGTATGAGAAATAACCCATTTTATGTATTTAAATAAATAAGTATTCTCAATCAATTTTATTATCTACATTGCCTATGTCCCAATTATTTAATGATTCGTTAAATTCATAATATTCAAATAAAATATATTTCCGATTACAGCCTAACTATAACAACTAATATATATATAAAAATTAGAGAAGAAACTATAACCTTAAGTTATTTGAGTTACCGTAATAAAATTATAGTAACTTAAAAATTTAAATTCCCTAAAATTAAAAAACGATACAACATTAAATTATTTTAAATATTATATGACTCTCAAAAAAAAAATAATAACCCAACTAAATATTATACTAATAAATTTAAAAACAGTATTGGACTATGTTCCTTCTAATAATAATATAATTTTATACAGAAACCAGAAAGATTATTTAATAAATAATATTACAAATACAATTAAAATTATAGATAATTATATTGATAGTATTAAAAATAAGTATAATTTACAACAAGTATTAAGTTATCCTATTAAAAATACTTACAGTTTAGAGCAAAACATTATTAATATAGAGTTAATTGAGTTAATGTATAAATTTATTTTAAACAGTGTAGATATTATCCCCATCGATATTATTAAATTATCTCAACTATTAGATTTATATTTAAAAAAAATAGATGTATTCATAAAATATCCATCTAGTTGGGTTGGTTCTGAACCAGCTATATGGAAACCATAGCTGAATGGAATTTAAAGCTGAATGGAATCCATAGTATTTAATTTTTATTTTCTTCATATAATTCTAATAAATTTTGCAAATTCGTATATTCAGCGTCTGATGCTAAAATAATGCCAGATGCTACATGGGGATTATCTAGATTAAAATTCCCAATTCTATCCAATATATTTGTGTACGAAGTATTTAAACCTACGCCTCCTGCTAATTTAAATATATAAGCAAATGGAATAGATTCATACAACATTCTAATTTTTCCTTTAGGGTGATTATTAGTTGTAGGATAATAAAATACCCCATCGTTTAATAATATCCGGTGAGCATCAGCAACTAATGTTCCTACCCATCTCATATTGTAATTTTTAGATTTGTATTGTTGTAATAGGAAACGTATTTCTGGGTCATAGTTATTTGATTCATTAATAGAATATGTTTTTGTTTTTTTTAGGATAGAGCTGAAATGTAAATTTTGAACCTTAATAAAATTATCCCAACCAGTTAATACACTCATTATCACCTCATTATTTTCTGTATATACCATTATACTATTAATACCGTACAAACAATATCCACTATGGACTATGTCTATTAGACTATTGGTAACTTTATTATACTTATAAATAGCATAGATAGAACCTGTATTTATATTAGAACTATAGTTAGAACTTCCATCTAATGGGTCGAATGCCACAATATACGTATCCTTGGAAGTATCTAGTGTTAAATCTGGAAAATATGTTAACTTTTCGGTTTCTTCAGATATATATCCTATAATATTAAGAGTATTGTGTTCTAAATGTTTTATAAATAAGTGTTCACACTCTATATCAATTTTTTTAATAACATCGCCAGATATATTTGTTCCATATCCCTCCATATTATTTAATGTATTAAATCGTAAATGGTGTGAAATATCTTTAAAAATAGTTTTAAATATCGAATCGAACATTTTAATATATAATAAATATATATATATATTAAATAATCAATTTTATCGTAAATCTCAAATTTAAAATTGATTATTTACATACATTTTTATAATATTATAAAAATGGATCCAAAAATTAAAAGCAACATATATGCAGGATTTATGGCTGGATCTATACAAACTGTATTAACATATCCCCTAAAAACAACTATTAAGTATCAATATTCAACAGGAAATAATATAATGTATTCATTAAACTATTTATATAGGGACCCTGATAAGTTTAGATTTTATAGGGGATTGGGATTTTCAGTATTAAAAACGTCATTTGGAAGAATGGGCGAAACTGGTATATACACCTATTTTAACTCGAAAAATCTATCACATTCAGAAAAGACAAGTCTAATTGCGTTTACAAGTACATCTTGGAAATCAGTTTTAATACCTATAGATACGATAACAAATATTTATCAGGTTAAGGGATTAGAGAGTAAAAATCTAATAAAAAATAAAATTAAAGATTCTGGGTTTTTAAGAACATTTTACTCGGGAGGAACCTTATATTTATCTAATATGTTTATTGGGTCATACATATGGTTTAATTTTTATATGATATTTAATAATAATTTACCTAAATTTAAATATGATGATATAAGAAATGCTGGAATTGGATTTACGTGTACCTTGATTTCAGATTTGACACTCAATCCTTTACGAATAATAAAAACATATAAACAAAGCAGTCCAAATTATATAACATACGTAGATAGTTTTAAAGAGATTGTAGGTAATAAAGGAATATCTAGTTATATAGGGAGAGGATTAGGCACTAGACTGTTTTTAAATTGTATAAATAGTTCTATATATGTTGTTCTATGGAAACGTTTAGAGTCTTAC